ACACATAGAGTGGTAATCAATCGACGTGTACGACACGCTGTGGTTATCGTTGTTGTTCTTGGTCTTCACGTAAAGCTCCTCCTGTTAGCATACCAACCGTGGCTACGTTTTTGCCTACGTTGATATAGTCCTGTAATTTCACTGGTCCACTGTAGTCACGCATGACTCTTGCTTGGTACTGTACGTTGCTTTCGCCTTTTTGCTTAGGCATACCTGTTATTTCTTCTATGCGAGCAACGCTTTCTTCAGGCCTTGGTACTCCCTTTTTTTCTGGTGATTTAGTTCCGGCCTTAAACGAGTAAATAGGAGTAGCGTTCAACAGTGCATTTCCTCCGGGTGGTTTCATACCCATCAAATCGTGACCGTCAGAGATCATTGTGTATATCGTATCGTTTTTAGTATCAATCGCGCCTACAATGTTGACCCCACCTAAGTCTTGCACTGAAGATGCGTAAGATTCTTGAAAGGCGTAAATCCCGTCTCCCTTGTCGTTTAAGGTTGCTTTCGGTGCAGCGTCAAAGTAGTCCAACACCTGTTGTTGTTTTTCGTTTATCTTTTGGCCTTTTTGCTCACGTACCTTTAGACGCCAGTATCTGTTAAGCAAGATCGATCTAGGCTCATCAGGAAGCTCTCCTTCTCTAACCGCAAGGCGTAGTTTATCTGCATGTGCGTGTTTAGCCACCGAAAGAAACTGAGTGTAAAACTCAAGAGGATCAGCATTAGGTAGAGCCTCTTTTGCAGACCCCATTATTCGGGAACTAGCTAGAGAAGAAATACTTGCTGGGGATGTTGCCTTTGCTACTCCTGTTGCTTCTCCTTGTAGCGCCTCTCCTGTTTCTGGCCTACGTATAACCAATGATGTTTGTCCCGGATCACTAGATGCTCCGTGAGCTTTTACCATGTGGTTAGTGAACGTATCGACAACAATATCTGGTGTATCGGGCGTGTAAGACGTTAGCCCTTCTTTTACACGGTCTATATTGCTTACGTCTGTCCAATCTTGCGCGTACCGCTGTACTTCTACCGTATTACCCACAACAGTATCAAGAGGAGGAGAAGTTTCTCCACGGCGTTGCGCTTCCATAAAGGAGCTTGCCATTGCGTTGCCTCTTTGAATGTTCATCGTGTCTCGTGAACCGCCGGTTTCTTCGTATTCCCGTACTCTGGCGTCTCCTGTTCCAATAACTCTACGTCTTTCCTGCCCTGCTGGAGTAAAGCCCTGTTTTATAGCCGTGGGTATGTTCGGACCAGCTACTCTAGCTGTTGCCATTACTTTATTTAGCGGGTTTGGTGAATCGTAAAAACCCGGCTGACTTGTGGGAGTGTTGTCCGCCACGGCCTTTAGAGATTCCCTAAGAGCACGAGGAGCCGCCTGCATTAAACCTATGTCCATCATAGCGCCAGCGCTAGCAGCAGCCCGTGGGTTCTGTTGTGCAAGCTGCATGGCTTGTTGTCCAACCCCGGTGTTCATAATTCGCTCTGTTACGCCAAAATTGGGCATAACAGCAGTAAGCAGTCCTGTCACTGGAGACATGGCCTTGTTAAAACCACCGGCAGTGTTTAACGCAGTGCTCGTCAAAAAGTTCTTAGCAGCTTCTCCGTACTGCCCCTGCTGCAAGTTAGGGATTACTTGATCTCCGTAGTCCCTGCCCTGTTGTGTTTGTGCAGCAGCGTCTGCAAACGCTTCAGCTGTGTTTCTGCCCAGAGGAACACTGAAGTCTCCGCTTGCCTCTGCCATAGCAGTATCAAAGTCTTCTGCTCTTGCTGTTTCTCTAGCAATAGCGTCTGTTACCCAACTCATGCTATAGTCCTCAATTAGCCGCTGATTTTAACGGAGGTCGTCTTTCTTTGCTTTCTTGTTCAGCGTCTTCCATGTACCCTTTATAAATGTTTATAATTGCTGCCCTGTCTAAACGCAACTGTTTTATCATCTCTGGGTCTTTGGCTACTTTTAGTGCCTTATCGATGCCCTCTACAGTTAAACGTAGTTCCTTCTGATAGTAGGCTTTTGACAACACTGATTTCCCTGCTTTGTAGCCCCAGATAGGAATGTACAGTCCAGCCATCATAGCCATCATTTTCGGAGCACCTACTGCATTTATAGTAGCTGCCTGCGCTAACGGCGTTGACGGAAGAGCCATGTTCAGAGCCGCCATGTTTTGACGAACCCTAGCCATAACCGTGCTTCCCTCAGGGTACTTTGCGTCGACGGTTTTCAGAGCTTCAATAAGATGAGACTGTTCTCGCAACAACTGCCTCGTGTTGGACTTAGTTGCTTTTCGGCTCAGGGGTGACGTAGGCACTCCTTCAAACGCATCAAAGTCTATAGAGTCGTTCATTACGTTACGTATTATGTCGTAAATATCAACCCTAGCAGTAGCTTTCTTTTTGCCCTTTGCTTTTTTAAAACTGTCTTCACCAAATTTTGTTCTTCTAAAGTCATCAATAGCTCGTCTAGCCTTTAGTATTTCAGCAGGAGTATTACCAAACTGAGACAACGTTACTTGAAGTTGACTCAGAGCTTCTTGTAGTTGTTTATTGGTAATACCAAGTCCCGGAAATTTATTTCGGTACGCTATAAGCCTAGCTTTAGCTGACTCTAAAACCCTAGAGTGTGGAATTTCAACTTGAACGTTTGCTAGTGCTTTTTGTAGCCTTTCTTCTAACGTATCAATAGCAGTCTGTAAGTCTTCTGCGTTTGTCCTATCTGTGCGCGTTGGATTAACCCGTGTGTGTTTAGCTACCGTTTCAATTTGATCTATCTCAGCCTGAGTTAGCACAGTTTGTTGAGTACCCAAGGGTGCTTGAGGTGCTGTTGTTTGTTTATTTGTTTCAGACGCTGTTTTGCTAGGTGCAATAACTTTCCAAATACCCCGCTGTCGTCCTGACAAACGGTTTACCTGCCGTGTTTTAGGATCAACAAAAGCAGGGTCGGGAGTTCCTTCTTGTGTTTTAGCTATGGGTTTAGCGTTTGGTCCTCTCCTGAACCACGGAGCAATGTTAAAAGCACTTTCGACAACCAAAGCAAAATCAGGGTGATTATCTTTAAACTCAAACCAACTGTCTTCTCCCATTATTAACGCTTGCTGTGCTTGTTTTCCAAGCGGGTGCTCATAAAACGCCTGCATAGCATCCCGCATAGCCTGTGCTGCCGACTCTTCTACTGAGTCAGGTATGGCGTAACTCCAGCCATCTAGAGACATATTAAAAAGTTCTCCAGTAGCGTCCCAACCCAAACCAGCCAACTGTCCTGCAACGCCAGTTACTTGTGTTGTTAAAGGCAAACCTTCTGCAAACTCTCCCCTTTCCATTACTATATCAGATGCTTTTTGAAACCTTTGTGTTGCCGCTTCTGATAACCGTTGTCCCGCCTTTTCAAGAGGAGTGCTTGTGTCATTCATAATTGGCCTTGGTGGGGTAGGCTTAGGCATCTGCTCGTAAATTTTTTGCAGGTTTTCAGCGTCTTCCTTAGTAATTTCTGTAGCAACAAAAGGTGAACCGCTGTTACCCGCTCCAGCAACAGGAGTTGCTACTGACAGCAGTTCTTCAGCTTCTTCTGGTGTTAGTTCTCTTGATTCCATTTTAGTTTAACCTTACCTTGGTACAACACGATAGAATTTTTTGTCTCCGTCTGCGTCTTCCGGCATAGTAACCGTGTAACTTCCGTCTGGATTTTGTGCAACTTCTCCACCAAAGTCTTCTCGCCAAGCGTCAACAAAGTTTGCGTCTGTCCAATTCGTGTCTTCTAGCCACGTAATAGTCGGGACACTACCTTTGCCGTGTTTTTCTACTAGTCTAGCTTTAGTAATCATTGAGTTGTAGTAACCCCGAATTTTCTTCAAAGATCTAAGTATTTCTTGTGGATCCCTAAGAGTATCCAAGCTGGCTATTGTAGACTGAAGCAACGCGTTTTCAATGTTAGAAACCTGACCTAGAGTAGACCCTGCTGCTTTAATTGACAGCAGCTGGTCAAAGCCTACGTTTGCTTTGATTGAAGAAACCATTGCTTCTAAGTTTCTTGCTTCAGAACCGGGAATAAATTTTAGCAGTTGAGCAAAACCACCAACGCCATCCCAAGCATTTAAAACTCCTCGATCTATTTTATCTATGTTGTTTTGGATAAAAGAAATAGTTTCGTTGACAGTGTTTCTAGTCATCCGGGCTTTAGTTAGCCTGTTTATTTCTGCTTCTAGTCTCTGTTGTTCGTTTAAAGCAGATTGCCGTGTTTCGTGCGTAGAAACAACCCTTGATTGGTTGTTGTTTGGATCTATTTCTAATACGGTTATTACACCCTCTGAGTCTACTTTTGTTTCGTATATCAGGTCTTTAGGGGCTTGCACTGCGCCCTCAATAACTTTAGAAGTAGCCCCATCAGTTCCCATAGTCACTTCTACTGCTCTTTCGCCTTCAGACAACGTGGTTATTTCTCGTTTAGGACTTCCCTTGAGATAAGCGTCTTCAAAGGCTTCTCCTGTTGGGTCTAGCTGCTGTATTTGCCTACGCAGAGCCACTACTTTAGGATCGTTACGAGGTGTTCCTGCTCGTGCAGCAGCAGTAACTTGTGTTTTAAAAACACCCAACCGGCTTTGATTTTCGGTTTGGCCCTGTTCAATACGGGATTTAGCAATAGTTATAAACCGCTCGCCCATTTTTTGTTGGGCAGGGTCATCACTTAACAACATATCTTGACCTTGAGCAAGAAGACCTGTTGGGTTATTTTTGTATTGAGCTAACGTTTCTCTAGCTTGTTGTGACACAAGTTCCGCTTCTCGTTCATCGGCTCGTTTTTGAAGCCTACTGGCCGCGTCCAGTGCTGTAGCACCTATAGTCCTACCAAAGTCTGCGTAAGCTCTTCCGATTGTTTGTCCGGGGGACATACCGCCCCCAGTAAACATAGACCCAATAGGATTGTTTCTTCTACCAAATAGTGACATTATTTAATCCTCTTTAGGCTGTAACAGGTGCTGTTGGGGTTGGAAAAAACGCATTTTTAATGCTTGCAACAGCGTCTAGTGTACCCGGAACTGCGGCAGTAAGACCACTAAGCAGACCACCAGCACCAGCAAACATACCGGCGTACAAATCAGCAAGCCCTTGAGACTGTCCGATAGCGCCCTGTAGGTTTGCAAGTTGAGTCTGGTAATCAAACTCACCCTGTTGTCGTCTAGCTACGTCTTCGAGACTAGCAATGTTCAACGCAGGTGACAAGGCAGAAAGCATAGCCGCCTGAGGCGTGTAGGCCTGTTGTAAGAACTGTTGACTCAGGCCTGCCTGTTGCATTTGTTCTGCTCTTGCCTGCTCTATAGCCGCCAGAGACGCCCTAGCTTGTGCTTCTTCTTGTGCTTGTGCTAACGCAAGTTGCTCTGGAGTGCCGCCAAACATCGCTGTTTGCACTCCTAGACGCCCTTGGCTTGCTAAACGTTCTTCAAGAGCTAAACGTTGACGCTCTTCTTCGCCTAGCTGTGTAGCCCGGATTGTGTCGTAGATGTCCTGCTCTCGTGCAGATCTGTCACCAACTGCGCTAGTAAGCATTGACTGAGATTGAGCCAACAGGTCGTCCTGCAGCGCCAACTCTGTAGGGTCTAGCGTAAACTGAGTCGACAGCTGCCCCGTAAGAGGGTCACGAGTAATCCCGGTCTGTGCCCCGGTTGGTCCCATAACAGTAAACGGCTGAAACGTAATGTCAGGAGAAGTTAACTGAGTTAGTTCATCCGTGTAGATGCCTTTTACTTCTTGAGGAATACCGCCGTACAAATCTTCAGCGATTCCTCCCAGAAGGTCTGAAAGAATACCCATTACCTTGTACTCCTTGAATTATGCTTATTCATACTGTTTTACCTACTAATGCTAATACATTCATTTCCTGTAGGGATATAGAGCTACCGTTTACTTCTGTTTGTAACCCCACAGAAATTACAGATCCGTTACCCGTACAATTAAGAGACTTTCGACTAATCAAATCACCTAACGTAAACTCAACAGCCGTGTACTCTGATACTCCGTAAAAACCGGGCGTTGCTGACCCTACTCTAAAGCGTGACGTATTAGCCTGAATTGAAAAGTCGTAAGTCCAACTCAGGATAATGTCTGCGTCGTTGCCGCCAACGATTGTGGGACGTATCTTTTTTAGCAACTTTAGTTTCGACGGATCACCAAACGTCAAACCCGGACTGGCGTACCGAAAAATATAAGATGAGTTGTTGTCGTCGAACCCGTCGTACTTACCTATTCCATCTACAGTACCAATGTAAACGTCACCGTTGCGGTCTCTAGCAAAACTCTTGAAGTCAACACTAGGCCACTTAGTTACACGGAACGCTCCGTTTTCTAGACGACCCCGTAAATCAAAACAATATATAAGGTTGCTGTCAGGAAGTCCTAATAGATAGAAGTAGTTCTCAGGGCTGTACACAGACGTAGCTGGGCTAGTCTTAGTTTTTATCTTTGCAATCAAGTCTTGTTTTACGTTTCGGCTTGCATCTGTGACAGGCAAAGATTTTTCTTGGATTACCCGCCCAAGGCTACGTAAACCGTCGTCGCTTAAAAACAACAAATCAGCACCAATACTCTGTACTGTCTTTCGGTCAATACAACCAACACCTGATACAGTATCCGCTAAACTCATAGAAGCTGGTGTTTCAGGGTTGGCGTAAACTAGTATGCTGTGTTCTCCAAAGATCACCAAAAAGCCATTGTGTGCCGCCAGCGCCACCACCTTGTCAGCACCATCAGGCCACGCCTTAGATACGTCGATAGAGCCGCTAGACCCACCACTAAAGTCATCACCGTCTAACAAATCAGACCAGTAAATAATGGTGTCGTTAGTAGTTGTACCTACCACCCACAACCGGCCAAACCCAGCAATCACCTCATGGCAATACTGATTAGACGTAACTGATGACCCCGGTACAGCAGTCATCTTGGTTACTGCACCCAAGGTGTCGCTATAAACCAGCGGCTCATAGCCACGCTGAAAGAAGTAGGCATGGTCATTGAAGTTGACTATCTTCCAGTCGTTAGCCGTAATGGTGTATGACGCAGGTGTGGCATCTACTAACGTCGTCGTGCCGGTCATTATCTTGTTGTTACCAGTGCTAAATATGACTTCGTTGCCAGCACTGTCGTAAAACTCGTGGATGTTATGGATATAGTCTGTACCCAATACCGTCTTGGTAGTCGTAATTACACTGTTACCTTGACGAGCCGCCAATCGGCCCTGTCGGTCAATAATAGCGTTGTCTGCAACTTCAGCAAAAGACGTGTCCTGCGCTAGAGGAGAATCTTCTGTATTAATTCCCTGAAACGCAGGAGCAACCAAGTTAATGCTTTGTAGAGGCTGTGCCATAATAATTCCTACGGTGTGTAGAAGATTGTTTCTTCAGGGTGTTTCTGTGCGTCCATAGCAATAGCATCAGATAAATACTTGTCAGCTAGAGCAAAGTACTCAGCAGTTGATGTACCTCCTGTTTCACCACGCTCACGGGCTAACAGAGCAACTGCCATGTGAATTACGGGACTGCTAGGTATGGCTAACGTGTCTGCATCAGCACTCAGAGGTACGTTACGCAAAACTACTTTTACTTTTAACGAGTAAACGCCATCAGGTTTAGGGTACACATCAATCTGTGTATCACCACTAGCGTCTACGCCGTTATAAGTAAAATACTTAGGCGCACCTGAGACTGGGTTATTTACGAAAAACTCATTGTCAAACCATGCTTGTGTTTGGTACTGTAACTCGCAGTTTGAAGTGTCGTTTATAATTCTAAAAATTTTACCTTTGTCGCCGCTGCCCGTTAGTGAGTACGTGTAGTCGTCAGCAGCCGTCGTAATCGTAAGGGTGTTACGCAACGCTGACCAGTCCCACGCTGTCTCTACGAGATCCTTTGCGTCATTTACAAAATCACCGACCATCTTGCTGTACGTACTCTCAGATACGTTAGTTACTTCGTCTTCACGGAGTCGCCTAAGTACGTTGTTGACTAAGTTTAAATACGTCATGCTAATCTATTCCTGTTGCCCGTAAGCATTCCCAATAAAGATTCTGTGATAGGAAACTGCTGTCTTTTTTGTAATGTTGGTTGCGCCGTAATTCCTATTTCTCTAATATCAAACGGAACAGGGCCTTTTCCTCCAAGCATACCACCAGCTGCAAGGCTACCTCCGCCACCTCCGCCACCTCCACCACCACCATTAGTACTAGAAGGCAACACAGTTTCTGGAGGCAACACAGTTTCTGGAGGCAACACAGTTTCTGGAGGCAACACAGTTTCTGGAGGCAACACAGTCTCTGGAGGCAACACAGTCTCTGGAGGCAACACAGTCTCTGGAGGCAACACAGTTTCTACTGTAGTCGGAGGAACCACGTCTGGAACAGGAGGCTCTACAGTAGGTACTATAGTTGTATCATCAACAAAACCAAAGTCATCAAAAGATGATCTTCCGGCGTTTACATCAGTGTCTGCTGTTGCTAACGTAGTAGTGTTGTTTATAGTAGTCTCAAAGTCATCAAAAGATGATCTTCCGGCATTAACGTCAGTAGTAGTAGTGGTAGTGACAATGTCTTGATTACTTGTGGTGTTAACAACATTAGATACAGCATCAGCTGCCCCAGCATCTAAAGTTTGAGTAACTGTTTCTCCTCCAGAACTAACGGTTGAGTTGTTATTTTGGGTATCAATCAATACGCCATCAATAAAGCCACCCAAAATAGCATCAGCAATTGTTGTGTTAGTCCCCGGTAAAACAGTAGTAGATGATACAGCAGTCTCTGTGCCAGATAAGTTAACAATAGCTACACTGCTTGCTGCTGCGTTTGCTGCTGCTGCTGTTGCTGCATCGTCCTGAAGATTAGTTATAGTAAGAGCATCTTGTAAAGCATCCACTCCCGCAATTGTAGAAGCAGAATCTCCTATTGCCTCTGCGTAATCCAAGAATGGGTTGTTAGCACCCGTGGAGTACAAGCCCGGAATACCGGACAAAGTACCCACCATCTGTGAATCTCCTCTTGGGTTGACCGCAAAGTTGTACATCTCGTCAAGAGGACCATACGCAATCATCCGTTGAATTTCTTCTATTGAAACTCCTGCTTCAAGAAACTCTTCTGGAGTAGCGCCATACGTGTTTTTAAATTCAACTGCTGCTGCTGCGTCTAGTAGGCCGCTTACAGCCCCTGTTACTTGGCTAACACCGGGAATGTTTTCTTTGGCAAAATCAAAGGCGTCTCCAAGGATTGTGTTATCCCTGCCTACCTCAAAGGTTGTCCAGCCATCTAGAGTCTGGCCGGGGGCTGACCTTAGCTCCAGTAAGTTAGGCGCGCCTGCAGCAAGAGCCTCAGTGTCGGTGTATTTTGTACCGTCTGGCCCAACGTACACTTGATTAGTCAAAAACTCTCCACCACCTAGCAGTTTGTTTAGCCCCTCAGTGCTAACAGGCTCAATAAAAGGAAGTAAGCCGCCTTCACCTACTAAGCCGCCTAAGTCAGATTTTCCGACATTTGCATTGGTCAAAGCTGCTGCGTACAGTTGTTCCTCAGTAAGTTCGGGCAACTTTTTAACAGCCCTATCTTTTTGAATACGCTCCATTTCAGCTTCTATGGAATTGTTGCTTGCGTCGCTTAATAAATCTGATGCGGCGTTAACCCCAGCGTCTAGCAAACCACTAATTAAAGCGCCTTCTAAATCAAGTTTTCCTTCAGTAATAGCACTGCTAATTAACTCGTTTGTAGCGCCTTGTACAAAACCGCCTACAACATTAGACGGAACTATATTTGTGCCTATTTTTGTCGCGTCGCCGAATTTTTCTGCTAACATACCGCCGGGGTTTATACCAGCTGTTATTCCACTAGCTACAGCAGCTAAGGGGTCAACTTTTCCTGTAGTAGCCAACTGCCCTGCTACATTAGATATTCCCGCAGTACCCGCTTTACCTAACGCGCTTGGGCCTAAAGCTGGACCAACAACAGCACCCGTAAGTAAACCCGCAACAGCAGATTTTGTTAAAGCTGTAGCGTAATCAGCAAAACTAGCGTGGTCATCTACCTTAATAGTTTTCTGATACCCAGAGCCAGTCCATTTAAACTGGTCGCCATCATCATTATAGATAGTGTCCTGAATGCCCCATTTCTGAAGTATGTCAGCACCTTCATTCATCCACTGCTGATAACCACTTTGGCGAGCGTTCTTAATATCTTGAGTTATGTCTTGTTGAACTTCTTCTTTTTGACCCGGAGCATAGCCAAGGTCTTCTCCCTCAATAACAGCAAACTCTATATCACTAGGACGATATTCGGGGTTAGCAAGCATCCAATCAGCTGACTGAACCCACTCTTGAGAGTCATTTATATAGCCCATGTAGTTTTTAAATGACCCAAATTGATCTTGCAACTGCCCAGAATCTTTAAACTCTTGGCGTAAATCTTCCTCTGTCATTTCTACAAGCTGTGCCGTCTGATTAGACTCAGCAGAACCCCCAAAAGGATTATTAGCATCACCTTTAGCGTTGCTAGTAATAACTGTATAGGTATCTTTTTTTGTAGCAGCGGAAGTATCATCAGTCGCACCGCTAACCACAGTGCCAGCCGCAGTGTCCGCTGTTGAATCTGCCGTTGTGTCATCCGCCGTTGTGTCGGCCAACATATCTGTCTTATCTAACTGCTGTTGAGTCTGAAACTGTTGCGCTTCTTGCGTGCCAGACAGCACCTGCTCAAGAATTTCAATAGGTGCAGGGTTAACGTTTACATGAAATTCCCTCTCTTCCATTGTCGGATCACGGCCAATGGTTGCTTGATACGTTTCATACACAGCCGCTTCAGG